GGAACAAAGATGGTGGACTAATGGCATCTGTTATTGGGAAGAATGAAATACTTCTGAATAGCGAGCGGTATCAAATCTCTGGTCCAGTTCGTAAGACCCTTGTAAGTATTGCAGCCCCAAGGTTCACCATTGGCGACACTCAACGGGGAGCAGACCCAAGGGCTTCTATCCTTACACAGAACGACTTCCGTGGCGGTATAGGCTGGAACAGAGGGCTAGACCCTTCTACGGCTGACAGGGTTTGGTGGTCTGACTGTCAGACTAGGTTCAAAGGACATCTTCTTTTACCTAGAAAATCTAACGCAGCTACAACGCAGGCTGTTGGAACTATCAAGTCGATTACCGAATTTACTGTTGGGTCTAGTACAGATGTGTACGTTGTTCATTCCGACAACAAGGTTTACAAATATCTAAACGCTAGTGATGCGTGGTCTTCTAGCCTAGACACTTTATCTGGTCCAACAAAAGAAACCATTGTTTTTAGGGATACCACAGCTAACTACATGATCTTTGCCAGAGGAGCGTCTGGTTACACCTATACGACTGATGCCTCTACGTTTACAGACATGGATGCTAGTAGTGGAGCAGCAAGAAATGTCGAATACTTTACTGTTTGGCATGGTCAGTTATGGGGTATAGATAACGAAGGAGTTCTAAAACAATGGGCTTCTGGACCAACTGCTAACCCTACAGAGAAAGCTGCTTTACCGCTTCCAGATGGCTACGTTACGTCTTTGTTTATATACAGAGATGCAGCGGGTTCTCCAATTATTTACGCAGGCACAAAGGTAGGGCTTTGGGCTTACGATGAAACCAATAACCGTTGGGAAGAAACAGAACTAAGGCTCCCGTTTCACACCAACTCTGGTAAGGGAACAGTTGTTTGGCGGGACGCTGTGTACTTCCCTGCTGGCAACGCTATCTATAAGTACCAGACAGGCTCTAACACAGCAGTAGTAAGCCTTGTTGGGTTTGACAGAGATCACGGCATTCCTGAAGCCTATGCAGGGCAGGTTATAAAGCTAATCGGAACTCACAACGACTTGCTTGCATTTGTAAATGCAGACATAGATACAAGTTATACCGTCTTTGCCACAGGCAGGCAGGCTTCTGGTATGGGAGGAGCCTCGCCTGTTGTTTCTGGAACAGGAGCATCAGCTATCTTGGGCTTCAATGATGTGGCTTGGGAAGTAAAGTGGACTGGTACAAACAATACAGGGCTTGAAGCTGCTCACGTAGGTAGTGCTTACAACGAGTACCGGATGTGGTTTGGTGTTGGGGCTGGTCTTTACTGGACAGCACTCTCGCCAGATGTAATAAACCCTGATGAGATTTCAACATTCCAGTACGACAGCAGTGGGTCGATGGAGACACCTTGGTTCGACGGTGGTGATGCTGCTGGTAACAAGACAGCTATTTCTTTACGAGCCGTTACGTCAAGTTGTTCTTCTGGTGTAAACATTCAAATTCAGTACGCTACAGACTTCAACGAGTCGTATACGTCACTTGGAACTATTACATCTAACGGCACAACAACTTACGATTTTGCTTCTAAAGCTGGAGTAGAGTTTGCTTCTATCAAGTTCAAAGCAACCCTGACCAGTAACAGTACCTTATCTAGCCCTGACCTCAACCTGATAGAACTAAGGTGGAGGGAAAAGATCCCGCCTAAGTTTGGGTTCAGTGTGACTATAGATGCTGCTAAAACATTTAGAGGTCAAACGCCCAAGCAGATTTTAGATAACATAACAACTGTTATTAACACCAACACACTTGTTCCGTTTACATACAAAGACAATGATTCGGATAGGTCTTACTATGTAGATCTGATAAGTGCTTCGGGGTTTGAATTTACAGGTTTAGACGAGAGAGGTCAGCTACAAATTCAGTTGGTTGAAACGTAATGGCTGAGAGCATTGAAACGATTGTCACTCCTGAATGGTGGGCAGGGAGTGGTCCTGAGTATCTATGCTGGCAAGCATTACTAAAGCTAGGTCTGAAGCCTAATATAGATTTTTCTTACCAGTCTCAAATGGCTGGGGGTAGGCAAGACAAAGGTGGAAGGGTTATAGACTTTGAAATTTATAATCCCCCAAACATTTCGATAAACGTGCAGGGTGTCTTTTTTCACTACGAAAAAGGTGCAGCGGTTAGGCAGTCAGATATTCTTACGAGAGAGTATTTAGCGACATTGGGAATAAAACTAATCTTTGTAGACGAAGATGATTTGATAGATAATGCGAGAGCAATCGTCGGGGATGCCCTTGCGGGAATAGACCGATCAAGGTTTGGCAGGTAACTAATTATGGCTCTGACACTAACAGGATTTGTATACGACAACGCTGGCAATGCCATTTCAGGCGCAACAGTTCAGGGCTATGTTAGTGCTGACGCAGCGTCAGCCACTGCTGAAGATTCGGTTACTACCGACTCTAATGGTAAGTGGGCTATCACTACGTCAACGGCTTCCAGAATCCCAATGGATGTCAAGATCACTTACGGGTCTAACGTCCGGTGGATCAAGGCTGGGGACAAGCTAAACGTCACCGACATGACTGTTACAGGAACGCTAACTGTTGGTGAAGATGACTCAGGGTTTGACGTTAAATTATATGGAGCAACCTCTGGCAGCTTTATGTTTTGGGACGAGTCTGAAGATGCTCTTAAGCTAACGGACACCACTCTCCTGAAGATTGGTGATGGCTCGGACATGACCCTCTATCACAATGGGTCTGACTCTTACATCACCAATGCCACTGGCGCGCTAAGAATAGCAACCGAAAACAGTGGCATTGCTGTAACCATTGGTCACACTACCTCAGAGGTAACCATTGCAGACAACCTGACAGTTACAGGAACCCTAACACTTGGTTCTGGGGCAGAACTTAGTGAAGCTGAACTGGAGATGCTTGACGGTATTACTGCCGGAACTGCTGCCGCTTCAAAAGCCCTTGTCTTAGATGCCAACAAAGACATAGGAACTATCCGAAATCTAACTATAGACGGTACGTTATCTGACGGTAATTACACCTTCGATACAAGCGGTAATGTTTCCGGTCTTGGCACAGTAGCTTCAGGGGCTATTACAACATCTGGTGTCCTTGATATAACTGACGCTACCGATGCCACTGACGCTACCGGGGACACTGGTGCGCTTCGTACTGAAGGTGGAGCGAGTATCGCCAAGAAGTTGTACGTCGGTACTGACTTGTCTGTAGGCGGCAATCTAACCATTAGCGGAACCACAACAACTGTTGATACGACCAACACACTTGTCACAGACAATTTGCTAGAACTAAACAGCGGGGCAACTAGTAACGCAAACGACTCAGGAATTATTATTGAGCGTGGCTCTACGGGCAACAACGCAATCCTTATGTGGGATGAAAGTGCTGATGTCTTTACGGTTGGAACGACTACTGCAACCGCAGATTCCACAGGAAACTTAGCCAACTTTGCTGCTGCTCCCTTTACCGCAGCGGCTATCGTAGGCACGACGATTGACGCAGCAACTAACTTTACTATTGGAGATACAGTTGTAACTGATGGTGTTATTACTGACACATCAGGGTTATCTATCGCCGCTACTGTTTCGCTAGGTTCTAATACTCTCAGCACATCAGGTGTTATTACTGCGGGCGGGTTCACCATTGGTAGTGCAGCTATTCTTGAAGCTGAGTTGGAAATACTTGATGGAGCCTCAGTATCTACTGATGAACTAAACCTGCTAGACGGTGATACTTCGGTAGGCGGCTCGATCACACTGGCTGATGCTGACGGTTTCGTTGTCAATGATGACGGGGTAATGAAAACTATCCCTGCCTCAGACATAAATACATATGTTGGCGACAGTGACACAACTTACTCTGCTGGTGACGGTCTTGGTTTATCGGGTACAACTTTTTCTACCGACCTAAAAGCTAATGGTGGTTTAGAAATACAAAGCGCAGAGCTATCTGTTGCTCAAGGTATTTCTCAACACGACGTACCGCAGTTTGCAGCTAGTGTTGCAGATGATGATTTCTTACGAATAGACGGGACATCTGTAGAAGGACTGAGTGCAGCCGAAGTTGCTGCTGCTATTGAAGCCAACATTGATGCGGTAGGCACGATTGCTTCCGGTACGTGGCAGGGAACTGCTATAGCTGCTGACTATATAGCACAAGGTACAACCAGCGCAAAGGGCGCACTTGAAATAGCTACGACAGCAGAGATAAATACATCTACTGATGCAGCAAGGGCTATGACTCCTGATCTGTACGCTGCTTCCAACTATGGAATCCGATACGTTCAAATCATGGCTGTTGCAGCAGCAACAGACCTAACCGTTGCTGACGGACTTGCCTTCTTCCACGTTCCAGCAGGGCTAGACGGAATGGACTTAGTTGAAGTTCACGCAGAAGTATTTACTGCGCCAGCAGGGTCAACGGCAACCTTTGAAATATCTCTAAACGGTGCGTCTACCCAGATGCTTTCGACAAACATAACGATAGACGCTAGTGAGACAGGCTCAGATACAGCAGCCACCGCAGCAGTTATCAATACAAGCACAGATGATGTTGATACTAACGACCTAATACAAATCAACTGCACACAAATTGGCTCTAGCACAGCGGGTGCAGGTTTACTTGTGACAATGGGCTTCAGGATTCCATAAGGGAAACAAATGGCAACTATAACCGGAACGATAACCCAGAACGGTGAAACCGTAGGTGCTGGCTGGACGCTGGTACACGGTGACTCTGGCTCTGGCATCAAGACAACGGACAGCAGTGGACAGTTCACATGGGACGATGTAGCTAACAACTTCAAGGCTGTGCTGACCTACGTTATCCTTGATGCATCTGGCACAACAAAAACAGGTGGCGCAGGTCGGCTTATAGTTGCGGGTGGCAGTCACACATTTGAGGTCTAAATGCTTGGTGTACCAACAACGACCATAGCTAAATCAACGCTAGGGAGTGCTTCTGTTGATACGACTCTTTCAGTTGATACATCTCTGCTGTCATTTACAGCGCGTCATTTAGTTATTCGTGTCAACGCACAACACAATTCTACAAATGGTGAACTGCATTTACGTTTTAATTCGGATACTGGAAGTAACTACAACTATCAGTCAATTCAAGGAACAGATACAGCGGAAGCCTTTACCCATGAAACAGGCGAATCTTCTATAAGGATTTGCAAATTAGATGATGAGTCTAATGAGTTTGGTGGAGGAGAATGGATTGTTCCAGATGCTTTTACTACGAACTCCGACAAGAATGTTTTAGGTATCGGAGGAGTTGACCATGGCAACGGTATATATTTAACAGTAGGTCGATGGGCTGACACATCGGCAATTACAAGTGTTACATTCAGGGCTGCTGATGGTACTGGACTTGCTGCTAATTCTTATGTTGAGTTAGCTGTTGTTGATGAGTCCTTCAATATCAACGAAACGATTCTTGGTAGTGCAGGTGCTTTAGACAAAGACAGCATCTCTGCTGCTGACGGAGACTTAGTAGTAATTGGAAACCTGAGAGGCGCACGTTCTGCCAGCACAGAAGAAGTAATTATTCAGTTAAATGCTGACACAACTGAAGGCAACTATAAACGGCAACGTCTAAACGGGCATCAAGCAGAAGTCGCTGCGTTTGCTAGTAGTACAAATGTTATAGGGCATACTTCAGCAGCTAGCTTGAGCGATGCAAATGTGTTTAGCGCGCTTGTAGCACAAATACCTAACTTTTCAGATACAACAACTTCCACAGACAGAGTGATAGGAGGGTTATGCGGAGGTCATTTTGCTAGTGATAGTGCTGAAATTGCAGCAAGTATGGTTCGTCGTAATAACACTGATGCTGTAACAAGAGTAACTGTTGCTGGAAAAAACACAGCCAACTTTGCAGCTAAGTCAATGCTGTCGATATATGCCGTTCCCAAAGAGCAAATTACCCGAACTGAATTAACAGGGAATGCATCTTCTATTGCATTTACAGACATTCCTCAAACATACGACCACCTTGAAGTTACTGCATTTATTCGTGATGATAGGGGGTCTAGTGCAACATCAGATGACATATTGATGAGCCTGACTCCTGTTGGCGGGTCGAATGACACAACAGATTCAAATTACGATACTCAATTATTTCAAGGTTCAGGTAGCACCGATACTGCTACAAGTTCTGGAAGTGACAGAACAGTCGGAAATATCCCTGCTGCTAGTGAAACAGCGGATGTCTTTGGAATGGTCACAATAACGCTTCAAAACTACAGGCTGACTAACAGTCACAAACATTCAATATCTACTTCTTTTCGGGGTGACTCAGCAACTGGTGTATATTTGAGGTCTAATAGATGGGAGAACACCGCTGCGATTGAAGCAATCACGCTTACTCCTAGTGCTGGGTCAAACTTTGTTGCTGGTACAGTAGTTGAACTACGTGGTATCAGCGCAGATATTCCATCAGTAAGTTTTATTCCCGAAGTAAGAATGTTCTAAACTAGAGGGCAACATGACAACAGAGAACAACATCACTATCACCATGCAGGACGTTGACGTAGTACGTGCGTTGAACCCTGCCTTTGCAGATCAGCTAACTATTGCTGCGGTGGCTCGCATAAGAGCAGAGAACACTCAGCGTATTGAAGCTGAAGCTGTTGAAAAGAAATCAGCGAAGAAGTAATGGTTCAAATCCCAGAGTATCCCGACCTTACGCACAAGACGGGAAGAAGAACGCAGCTAACACCCTTTGTTTACAAGGCAATTATTGAGGCAATAAACCAAGGTAATTGGCAATCAACAGCAGCCCGATCTGTTGGTATAGAGCCACGTACTGTGAGTCGATGGGTTCAAATAGGTCGTGGGGATCACCCAACAAAAAAAGCGGTTGAGCCTTTCATAAGTTTTGCTAATGAAATTGAAAATGCGTTAGCAAAAGCTGAACAAAGTTTAGTGAAAGATCTTCGTGGTGAAGAAGACTGGCGAGCCAAGGCGTGGCTGTTAGAGCGTGGTCCATCAAGAGATCGTTGGTCGCAGAATGTTACAATCTCTGCACAGCTAGCACCTGCTACGTCTATCTTAGATGCATTGCGGAGCAGGTCTGCTGCGATAGAAGAGGGTGATGAAATACAACCTTTAC